GGGCTGGTGGTTGGAAAAATGACTTATTCGCCAGCAGGCTTTAATTCGTTAGGAATTATGTCGGGGAATTGCTTGTGTAGCGATGTAGAGATATCGATAAGTTCGCCCATTGACCCGCCAATGCGGACAATTAAGGCGTCATATTCTTGTGAAGAGAGATTGTTCTTCATGTAATGAGCAATTCCATCCAAATTCCCGCGAACGCCAATCAGCATTCCGTCGATTCTTAGTGCCGCATCTCTGTCCATCACGACCTCCGAGAAATGCAAAACGCCACGCCTTAGCAGCCCGTTGACAAAGTGCGGGAAGCGACTTGGCGGTACAACATCCAGGCCCCAGATTCAGAAGAGGCTACTACATCGTGTAGAGCATCGAGCGACGCTTGACTTCGTCAACGGGCTGTTAGGGAAAATGCCTATCCCACTCGGGAAATCCGGAGTTTCCGCCGGATTCGCATGCCAATATGCATCTTTGAAATTGGATTCCAAAGTCACTGGTAGGCAACGCCAGAGCGCTGCATCGAGCGCCACGGTTGTATTGCTCCGATCGGGCCTCGGACTGGCGCGCTGCGCCACCGGCGCGTCACTTGCGATTTGAATTCCGTTGACCCGCGGCTTCGGTTGCGGCGGATCGTCCGGCTCGACGGCGTTTTCCGCCGCCGCGAACCGCCCGCGCTCGTCGTGATAATGATTGTACTTGCCGAGCGCCGGCGCGGCTTTCCCTTCCGCCGCCAGCCCCAAATCGGCGCGCGCTTCGGCGATCGTCTTGATGCCGGCGCCGACGAGGATGTTGAGCGTCTGCGCCTGTTGCAGCGGGTCGACGGCGTCGTCGCCGACCCAGGCGAATTCAAGGTCGGGCTCGCCGAGGCAGACCTGGATCACATGATCGAGCGCGCTCTTGATCCACGCCTTGAGCGGCACGAGCCCTTCCTGCGTCGCCTGCAGGCGCAGTGTTTCGCTGGTGGCGCGATTGACCTGGCTGACGAAGGCGGAGGCGGGGACCGAGAAGGCGTAGCAGATCACGCGGTCGAGCCATTCGTCGTACTGGTCTTTCAGCGGCGGCTGGCGCGCTTCGATCAGGCGGAAGTCGGCCGGCATGAACTTGGTCATCCGCCGGCGCGCCGTGTTGCCGCTCATCAGCGCGTCGAAATCGTCCTGAACGGACGGATCTGATCGACCGTCCATTCCTTCGGCAGGGTGGCGAAGGCGTCGGGGGTCGAGCCGGCGCGGTAATAGTCGAGCGTCGCCGCCTCGCGCCTGAGCGCGATGTTGACGGTCAGCGCGATCTGCTCGACCGGCGAGAAGCCATAGAGCTTGTGGGCGCGCAGGTTGCGGGCGAGATAGAACGACTCGTCCGACGCGCCGCAGGTGGCGAGGCCAGGGCTTCCAGTTAGGCGCCGAAGAGTTCTTTGTAGTCGCCCTCGAAAATGAAGCCGAGAATCTGGCCGTCGAACTTCGCGATGCGGCCGCGAATCGGCCCCATCCATGCCTCCCGAGACGCGGCGGCCGACGGGGATACGGTCCCCCGCACGAGCCACGTGTCGCCATCGCCTTTAACGGTCAGAGGCTCGTTGCGGTCGACTTCGTCTTGACCGAATCGGTCGCAAACGACGCGGCGTATGATCTCAATAGCCGTGTCCGAGGTTATCAGGTCAATTTTGTTGGCCCGCAAAAGCCACATCCCCTCGGAGCTATAGCGCTGTTCACTTTCACTAGCGGACATTTGGATGAACTCCTAACGGAACGTCCATTCTTTCAGCGCGGCAGCGACGGCGGGCGCGAGCTGGCGCAGTCTCGCCGCCGGCACCGGCCAGCCCAATCGCAGGAGTACGCTCAGCCGTCAGTTCGCATTTCGGGATAGATGTTCTCGATAGGAAATACCAAATCGCGGGCCACAAAACCCATCAAGTCGCCGACTGCACGATTCATGCGCGCCCTCAATTTCTCGTCCTCGATTTTTTCGACCTCCGCGAACATCTTGACGATTATCTCGTCAATCGACTTACTGAGGGTCAACAGCGTGTTCGCAACGTCTTTGTCCATTGGCAGCCCCACGTTTGGCCGGTTTTGCTCGCCGCTCAATAGTTGTCGCCGGCTGGACCCAAGCATTCTCTGACACAACGCCGGTAGAGAGCCGGACGATCCGACGGCGGCCACACGCCTTCCGTCTCCGCGAGGCATTTCTCATGACATGCCTGCCACCCTTCTGGATATGCGATTCTTTGTCCCTCTGGGCGCGCCGCGCTCTCCGCGGTCGCAAACCGTCCACGTTCGTCGTGATTCGGGTTGAACTTGCCGAGCGCCGGCGCGGACTTCACCTCCGCCGCCAGCCCCAGCTCGGCGCGCGCTTCGGCGATCGTCTTGATCCCCGCGCCGACCAGGATGTTGAGCGTCTGCGCCTGTTGCAGCGGGTCGACGGCGTCGTCGCCGACCCAGACGAATTCGAGGTCGGGCTTGCCGAGGCAGACCTGGATCACGTGATCGAGCGCGCTCTTGACCCACGCCTTCAGCGGCACGAGCCCTTCCTGCGTCGCTTGCAGGCGCAAGGTCTCGCTGGTGGCGCGGTTGACTTGGCTGACGAAGGCGGAGGCGGGGACCGAGAAGGCGTAGCAGATCACGCGCGCGAGCCACTCGTCGTATTGGTCCTTGAGCGGCGGCTGGCGCGCTTCGATCAGGCGGAAGTCGGCCGGCATGAACTTGGTCATGCGCCGGCGCGCAATATTGCCGCTCATCAGCGCGTCGAAATAGTCCTGGAACTGACGGATCTGATCGACCGTCCATTCCTTCGGCAGCGTGGCGAAGGCGTCGGGGGTCGAGCCGGCGCGGTAATAGTCGAGCGTCGCCGCCTCGCGCCTCAGCGCGATGTTGACGGTCAGCGCGATCTGCTCGACCGGCGAGAAACCGTAGAGCTTGTGAGCGCGGACATTGCGCGGCAGGTAGAGCAACTCGTCGGACGAGAAGTCGGCCGCCGGCACGCCGTGCAGGATCTGCTGATAGGCCGGGTCGGGCGGGTCGGGCGAGCGGCCGTCCTCGCCGATCAGCGGCGTGATCGTCGCGCCGTCGATGACGTCGAGGCTGTAGAGCGCGCCGTCGCGCGAGAAGCGCGGGTAGAGCGTCGCCGCGTCGATGACCAGCATGTCCTCGAGCAGCATGCGCAGCCAGGCCGAGAACGCGTGCCGCCGGTCGGGTCGGACGAGGAAGGCGAGGGCGGCTTTCGCGCGTTCGGCGGCGTCTCCCGCGCTCGCCGGATCGCGCGCGCGCACCGAATAGCTCAGCGCCGCGATCTGATCCTTGCGCGTCTCGATGACGGCGCGCAGCAGCGGCAGCGCGTCGGCGAGCGCCCGGAGCTCGGCGAACGAGACGCCGCCGGTCGCGCGCGGGACATAGGAGAGATTGACGCCGAACGGATAGTCGAACTGCCGCCCCTTGATCTCGGGCGGCGCTTGCGGCGCCAGCGGCTGCTGCGGCCCGAACCACGTGTCGGGCGAAACGCCGCTGATCGCGTAGCGCGCCGCGACGGCGAGCCGCGCGATCAGGCTCGGCGGCAAAGGGGTCTCGCGGCCTTCGTCGGGCATGGCCGGATGGTCCTTGGGATGAGCGCGCTGTCGCGCGACGCGAAATCACGCTCCGCGGCGATGGTTCGGCTCGCCGGCGCGGGCTTGTGGTATGGGACTCGGATACTCGTCGCCGACGATCGGCTTCTCGGCGTCTAGGTCGCCGCCGCGTGCACCGTTCAAGTCGACGGCGAGACGCGCCCGGACTCTCGGCGCGGTTCGCTCGCACTGAGGCCGTCAATCAAGTGTCCAGGCTCGGACGCCAGCACCGCGCATTCAATCTTGTCGATGTTGAAAACGATCGCGTACCCGCCGGCGGTCTGGGATGGAACAATGCGCTGCTGTGGCGCGAACTGCCGCGACGCAATTTCGGGATCGCTCAACGTGGAGTCAGGGAAGAGCAGGGAGACGCGCCGTGGCGGGCTCTGGAAGACGATTCCGTCCACCGGCCGGTCGCCGTCAATCAAAGTTCCGCCTTCGATCGCCGATGCAGAACCGCTTCGGCCAACCGGCCTGACGCCCTGGAAACGCACTCCCATGGCCGGAGCGAGTGAAGCCCAGTCCAATAGGCCGAGGTTCTTCAGCGAAACGGCCATCGCTTCGAGGAGCGTCAGAACGTCTAACATTTGCAGCCGCTTAGGCGCCTGACGCCTGCCGCCTCTGACTTTGGGCGACGGCGGCCAGGAGGTCAGCTTTACCGACGCGACGACCGTCGAACAGGATTGCGCGATAGTTGTCTGGGATCGCCTCGACGAGCGCCGACGGCGCTTCGCGACCTGCATTGGCGAGAAAGTAACAGTAAAGGAACCTCGTCTCCTGCGCGAGCCCAGGAAAGCGATTCATTTCCTCGTCCCAGGGCGCTGAGCGCAACGCTTCGATGGCAGCGTTCCGGTCGCTCTTCAACCAGTAGATCTCGCTGTAGAGATAAGATAACCCGCAACGACATTGAAAGCGTCCTGCCAGCGCGTCAAGGCGACGCAGGGCGTCATCCAATCGCCCAAGGCCGATTTGGGCTCTTACGCTCCATGAGGCATGGGAGGACTGCTCTTCGGGAGCGTCGCCGGGCGGATGCGCCGCGAGGTACGCCTGGCAATTGGCCCAATCGCCTGTGCTCGCGTAAGCGATCATCCGATCAATGAGGCTCACTTTGACCTCCTCACCGGGTTTCCGCCGCATCGTTCGCTGACGAAGCCCCTGGCGCAATTGTCGATGTCCGAGTTCCCGCCAGTCTGTCCCCGTGGAGGATTCGGCGCCATCAGCAATGCTGAGCATATTTCGCGCGCTCTTGCCGATTCTTGTTCACATCCGTCGGGAAGAACAAGCGCAATTTGTAGCGCCGCCGATCGCGATTTGGGTCGGTCCGCCATCGGCGCTTCAAGGGGCCCGATGGCTTCCCGCGTCCATTGCCCGCCGTCCGGGCTGCCTGCCGGCACACGCGACTGGTCAGGGCTGTACTTCACCGCAGGCGCGCCGGCGCTGGCCGTTTCGTTCGTCAGCGCCGCGACGATGACGTCAGGCGTAACGCCCGCGTCCATCAGCGCGTCGGCGAAAAACAGCCGCCGCACGCCCTCCAACGGATCGCCGAGCTTCGCCAGGCGGCTCAACGCGAGGTGGGTGAGCGCCAGCGCACGGTCGCCGTTGCGCCAGATTTCGACCGCGCGCCGGACGTGCGTGAGACGCGAAGCCTCAATCGGTCCGCCGTGGGCGCTGGTCAGCAAGGCGGCGAGACGTGGCTCGTCGAGCGGCGCGTCGAACTTCGCGAGGCGCGTCCCGGCGCCGAGCATGAGAAGACCGTCGGCGAAGGTCATCTCGGCGGCGATCGGATGCGCCGCCAGATGGTCGTCGCAGCGCCGGACCAACTCTTCGCTTCGCATCGACGCGTTTTCCCTCACGGCAGCGCGAGGCGCACGGCGACGATGGCGATCGCGTCGCCGTCGAGGTCGCCGGGGTCGCGCACTGGGACGCCGCTGATCTTGCAATCGTGGACCGCGCCGCCGAGCGTCTGGCGGCCGAGGGCGAGGTCGGCGCCGGCGGGGGCGAGCGCGCTGTCCAGCGCGTCGAGCGCCGCGTTGATCGCGCTCGCGCCCGGCGTCGCGGGATCGCGCGCGTCAAAATAGAGGAACAGTTTCGCCTCCAGCGTGCGCTTGGGCGCCGCCGGCGTCGGCCATTGATAGGTTTCGGCGCCGCTTTCGAGCTGGAACAGGGCGGGGCGCAGCGCCGCCGGAACTTCGCTCCACAGCTTCAGCCGGCGCGACGCGACGCCCCACGGATAGGCGGCCGAGACGACGGCGAACAAGGCGGAGAAGGCGGCTTCGCGGCTCATGCGCGCTCCCAAGTTTCTGCCGGCGTCGCGCCGAGCGCGGCGACAATCGCGTCGCTCTCTTCGTCGAGCGTCGCGCGCAAATAGGAGCGCTCGGGAATCGTCGAGCCCGGATGCGCGACCCGCGCCGCGAAGCGCGTCGCGCCGCCGACGAGAAAGGCGAGAACCTTGCCTTTGACGGGCAGAATTTCGTGCGCGCCCGTCTTGCCGCCGTATTCCTGGATCGCTGCATATTTGAGCTCGCCGAGCGAGCCGACCATCGCGACGATCGCGTCGCCGTCCGCCGCGACCTCGGCGGCGATCGAGTCGCGCAACGCGCCGGAGCGCGCCGCGAGGACCTGACCCGAGAGCTTGTCGAACTTCACCGCGTCGGCGAGCGCCAGCGCCAGCGTCTCCGCCTTGGCGGCGAGCGCGTCGCCGAGCGCGCCGGCGAAAGCGTCGAGCCGCGCGTCAAGCGCGTCGTCGCCAGAGAGGGCGAGGAAGAGCATGGAGTTTCTCGAGAAGGGGCGCGAGGCGCAGCTAGCGTGGGCGAAGCCCCAAATGCATCGGCGCCGATGCCAGTCGGGCGATCACGCGCATGTCGGATGCAGCAAACACGCGATGCAGAGCGCTTCATTGTTTGCTTGGCGGAGCGGAGCGCGAGAGAACTTCGAAGTCAAGGATGCGTGCGTGCGCACCGCCGTTGGCGGCGGCCGCTGTGCGGCCGTCCTTGAGTTCGAAGTTCTCTCGCGCATAATCGCCTCCAAGCAGCCAATGAACTACTGCCGCCGGGGCGGGCGCGTCTCGCTTGACGCCCGGTCGGGGCGACCGCGCGAATCTGGTTGGCCGCCGCGCGCTCACCCCGCCACGCGCCGGTACGGCTGGAGCAGCGCCAGCACCGGC